TCTTCTACAGACTCTTCATTATGAAGACCGCAAGCCTTACGGATGTTGAAAAGTTGTTCACGACCAATCTTGTTATCAACAATTCGTCCTGTGATTGTCTTAGGTGCATTTTTACCAAATTCACCCTTGAATACAATCTCAAGCATATCAAGACCTGATTTAGATACCTTCTGAGTTACTCCTTGGATAAGAGCCTCATATTTACCTGGTACGTAGACTGTTTCTGCTTTTTCTGTTGGTTTAATACGGATTGCTACCATTATTCTTTATCTCCTTTTAGTTTTGACTGAGTTGTTCCATCTGTAAGACCTACAAGCAATTCCCATGTAGCATTAGTGATTGTGTCAGGGATAACCAAGTCAGGCTTACGTGTTACCTTAAGTGTATAAATAGGGTTACCTGCCAAGCGTACTTGGTAGAAGTCTTTAACCTTCTTCTCACCCTTAACTACCTTAGACTTAGTTACACGCTCTGTGTGGCCAATAATACGTGCTGATGCAGTCAAGTGACTAGCTAGTGAAGGCATTAAGTTAGGGATAACTTGAGCAGGAACATCTTCATCCACAACATCTTCAATGTTGATAGACTTTTCTTGACAGATAACATACACGTTCTTACCTTCATAAGATAGGCTCACAAGCTCATCAATAAAGGCTTTCAATAGTGTATTAGCCTCACCATACATAGGCAATGTCATCTTCTTAGAGTTAGCTGACTTCATTAGGTATTTGTAGCAAAGCTCTTGAACATTAGTCAAATGGTCAACAGCAATACTGTCAAAGTCTTTAGCATAAGACAAAGCTTCTAATACATCATCCCAAGTAACACACTCAGCTACGGAGAAACGGTCATCTTGTGACACAGAGGCTAAGCCTTTATCTGTATCAAGGATAAGTACATTCCCTGGTAGAGTGTTAATAAATGTAGTCTTAGAACTACCTGGTTTACCATACAATACAGTTAATGTATGTAAGCGTACCTTGTTAAGTTTTTTAATCTTCATGGTTTTCCTCCTTACTTACCAGTAGAACCATATCCACCACGGTCTTTATTACCTAGGTGAATTACTTCTACAAATCTCAGAGTAGGTTGATTCTCCAAGATTCTGAATTGACATAATCGTTGACCTTTTTCTACCCTACCATCTTTGGTAGCATAGAACTTAGCACCCCAATAGTCATTATCTCCACAGAATGAGTTGTCAATAATTCCCATACTGTTTGTTAGTAATAGACCTGTGTGTTGGAAAGTGCTTGAGCGTGGTAGAAGATGAGCCTCAAAGCCTTTAGGTAGCTCCATAGCTACACCAAAGTCAATAATCACTGTATCTCCTGCCTTATACTCAATATCTGTGTTAGATGCTAGGTCAACCCAATCACCTACACTAATATGTTTAATAGGACTAACTAAGTCATCTCTAGTTTTAACCTTAATTACATCCTCGTGATGCCATACCTTATAGGTTACAAAGAACTTACCTACAAAGTATAGAGCAATCATAAGAATGATGACTAATTCTGTCTTTGTCACTTAGATGTCTCCTCCAATTCATCAATCAATTCATCTACTATACTAATCATATCCTCACAGTATAATGTATAATTAGTTTTTCCTGTAGTTTGTGAGGCAATCCTCATAAATATAAATTGCTTATTAGAGAAGTCTTTTACTTCACCAGGAACTATTAGATAATACTTCTCTGAGTGGTAAATAGTACCTTTTTGTACTTCCTCAACAGCCTTTTCTAGAAATATCTTAGCTTTCTTAAGGTCTTCAATACCATTTTTATATTTGTATCTCCACACATACTTCACAGCAGATGCAATCAATGGGTCAAGTCCTGCTTTTACCCAAAAATCCCAACACTCTAGCTTGTTCTGTGTGTATCGTTTAGGGTTTACAATATCCTCTTTCATTTGTCCTCCCTAGTTATCACATATACATAAGCTAATATTAGTAAGCAGAGTAAAAACGTAGCTGTGTTATCATCCATTGTCTAACTCCCTTACCTTTACCTTAAGCTCAATAAGGTCATTTTCAGCTCTAAGAAGCTCTACATAGCGTTTAGCTGATAGTGACACAGAAGTTACTCCGTCAATCCCTCCTACAAGGTCTTTGAAGTTACGTTCACCTTCTATATCACGTTTAGCAATTCTATCTTCTAGATACCTATTAGACCGTTTGTACATCTCAATATCTTCTTCAAGCTTATGGTTCTTATATAGCTGTACCATAAGGAAAAAAGTAGTTATTACTATAAGTGCAACAGCAATACTAATATCTTGATTCATTTACTAAACCTATAGTGCTTCACTAGGAAGCCTTCACCTTTCATTGTTACTACAACATTATCATCAACAAGCTTATCAGATAATCCTATGTAGAAGGTATCTCCCTTAAAGTCACCCTCTATATAGCTTACCACAGCTTCATCACAGTAAGGCTCAAATAGGCTAAAGATGGATGCTCCTCCAATAATCCACATGTCCTTGTCACTCTCTTCATAGAAGTCCAAGACCTCTTTTACTGAGTGAGCAATATACACGTTCTCATCTTCATAACCATCAATCTCATCCTTGTGAGTTAAGACAATGTTAATTCTATTTCTTAGTGGTTTACTTCCAATAGACTTCCATGTATTAAAGCCCATTACAATAATACCACCTGTTGTTTGGTTTTTAAAGTAGTTCAAGTCTGACTTGTTAGACCAAGGTAACTTTCCTTTGCTACCAATCAGTCCATTTTTATCTTGTGCCCAAATAAACTTAAGCATTCCTAAAAGTCCTCACAAATGTGCCTTTCATACCTATCTCACTTGTTAGGTATTTTACTTCTTTATCACTATAGTGTGTTTTAGAAACAATATTTATGATTGAATATGGAGCTTCCTCACCACACTCTTCCCTACGTTTTCTTTTAGAATTACCCTCAACAAGAAACAACTTATAAGCAGTTATAAATTGTAATTTAGAGAACTCAGGGTTATCTTTAACAAAACTATTCCAACTTTCAAATGTAGTGACTTCAATTAAACCATTATCCTTATAGAACTCTGCCAAACTATGGGCATTTTCATCAAAAGCAATTTCAAGCATCTCTTACCTCACTCTATAGCAAACAATCGCTGTATAGTATGTAGAATATCCCCATTTAGTAGTAGCCAAAGATATACTTACATCTTCCTTGTCTTTGATAAATTTATTTATTAATATCTCAAGGTCATACCGACTTTTATTCTCAAAAATTTTACATTCCATATAAAAGTTAAGGCTACACAGACTATCCATGTAGCCTCCTCCTTAATTAGTCTTCTACTTGAACTAGGAAAGCTTCGTGGTTGAATTGAGGGAAACGTTCCTTAATTTCATCCATTGTGAACTTACCTACTTTGTCTGTACCTTTACCTAGTACATCAGATTCTTCTGTGAACCCTGAAAGTTCTCCATTTGCATTGATAGCAATGTAAGGAGCTTTTACGTTACGTGGTTTCTTACCAATGTAAATAACATAACGTGGTTCAGAAGGAGCTTTAACTTCTTCTTTGTCTTGTGCACCTGTTAGGTCAATACCTAATGCTTGTGCAAGAGTGAGTAGTAATTCTTTATTGTCAGCCATGATGCCAACCTCCTTAAAATATTTTGTAGAGGGTTTAAAGTGATTCTCTCTACCACCACATAAATAGTTTATCAAAAACGTGTTACTTTGTCAATACCTTTTTTAAACTTTTTTGAAATTTTTTTCAATAAATTCGTCAAGGTCTTCTGTAATGTCTCCAATATACACTTTGTAGAAGTAATCATACACGTTAGGTTGTCGCTTAGTTGGAGGAACATACAATCGTAAATCAGGATTTTTAGCAATCATTGAAGATAACTCACAGAATTGCTCATACATGTCCTCACAACGGTATTGATTATAGTTAAACTTGACATGCTTAACCTTATAGGCTCTTCCCACAAGTTTCTCCTTAGGGTTTACACACTCAAAGGAAAAGTCTTTAACCTTATAACCTAAATTAGTCATAACTTGCATATACATGTTAGCTTGTAGGCTATACTTAAGCTTATCAACTTGTGGTGCTTCACTGTAGGTCTTATAGTCAATTAGAGACACAGTTCCATCACCATTGTCAATCACAGCATCAATATAGCCAATGAACTCATGACCATTAGGTAGGTCAACCTCAATCTTCTTCTCAGTCTCAATGACTTTAGAGAAGTCTACAGTCTCTCCACTACTTAGGTAACGTTCAATAGCCAATAGACCTGTCATTCGTGCTTCATCAGAGAAAGGTGAATGTTCATGCACAGATAGTGCTAGATGCTTTACCTTCTCCTCAGAAAGCTCTCCATTGTGGTCAGCCATAATCTCCATAGCTGTGTGGAAAATAGTACCTCTATCCATGTATTTAGTACGTGAAGGGTCAGGTAGTTCTTTATACTCAGCTATGTATTTACACCAATGTTCCCAAGGATTTTCTAGGTAAGTATTTAATCGTGATACACTAAATCTCATAAGTAAATCTCACTTTCTGTGTCTTTATAAATTGAATATACTTAGTGTTTACTTGAACAGTATATAACTGCTTTAGTTTTTCATCTAAAATAACTATAGATAAAGGATTACCCATAAAGAAATTATGTTCCAAGTCACTCTTTTCCTTATCAGTCATAAAGCAACTCAAGCTCTCATTACTACCTAATTTTAGGTAAACCTCATATAAATTATTACTTTCTTCTCCTAGCTTCTCTAGTAATATATCTGCCTTAGAAGAAGTATCATAAGCAACTGTCATAATCAGTCCTCCAATTCTTTAGCAAATTGCCAAGCCCATGATAAAGGAGACTCCTTAATCTTGTCTTCTGTAAGTTGTTGCACAGACTATCTTGAGTGCTTAATGAGCTTATCCATAGATAGATAGTCATGAGTATCTAAGAAAACTTCTCCTGAACAGTTTACAGCTAACCTATTATACATACCTTTACCCACAGGAATAGCTACATAATAGTATGTTTCTTTCACAGTGTAACCATTTTCCCAAGCATCAATGAATGTAATTCTATTTCTACTTGACTTGAACCATTCTTTAATTTTAGGTAAATCTGACTGTCTTGCATAGTTATATAAGCAATACTTATCTACTAGGAAGCTTCTTACAAAGTCTACATTTGTCACTTTACAATAATCAATCAAATGAGCAATATAGTCAGGAATTTCTACCTTCTTTACCTTAATAGTATTCTCCATTGCTTCATCAAATCTACCTTGCTCATAACCATCATGGTATGTTTTTAACATAACATCACTACCAAGTTCAGAAAGAATTTCTTTAGTCCATATAATTCTAGAATTATTGTCTAAACCTTCTATTCTTCTAATTACTTTCTTAAGAGTAATATTGAATTTTCCACTGTCATATACCATAAACAACCTCCTTACTTGTTATCTAGGTGAAATATTAGATTATCAAAACGCATACCTAAAGACTCATCTACACTGACTCTTTGTGTACGTTCTGTGTTTAATTCTTTACGTAAGCTCTTTACCTCATGGTCTAACTCATTCATCCTCTTCCAACTCAGACAAATCACTAGAATTGCTACCAATGTCAGTAACCCACTTACCATAAAGAACAGCTTTGAGAACATCTTTCTCATTGTCTTTTGTGATAAATCCACTGTTATCTAATTCCTTTACTGTATCTACCACACCAAGATTTTCCTTCTTACACTTAAGTATAACTCGTGCAACCTTAGTGTCTAGTGTAGGTATACCCTCATCCACATATTTGAATAGGTCTACCTCAAAAATGTTAGATAGCTTCTTTAGATTAGAAGGAGAAGGCATATTTTCTCCCTTTTCCCATGTTGCTATCCTAGAGTTACCAACGTAACCCATTCTTTTTGCTAGTTGCATTTGTGTCATTCCCTCTGAAATGCGCAACTCTCTTATTCGTTTTCCCAATACGCTCACTTATAGTAAATCCTACTTTCTTTTCTTCATGTCTCATAGGCTTAGAGATAACCTCTTCCTTTGAGATAAAGTCAGTGTACTCAGGGTAACTATTCTTAAGCTCATCAACTACTTCAGAGGATACTGTGAACTTATTAGGTTCTACAGTCCATCCTGTGAATCCATTGTCATACTTGCATAGGTAGTGACCTGAAGGTAGTTTAATGTAATAAACTTCCTTAGTGTCCTTCTTAAGTGTATATGCTCCACAGAGGATTGCTCTACCTACTCTATCAACAATATCATCTATATCAGAAAAGTTTTTACCTTGCATAAGGTCTTTTCTCCAAGAGATAAACTCAGTAGTCTTAGCTTTAAGTACATAGTTTAGATAGCCAAGAGCACTAACTTTTTCTTCTACCATACTCTTACCAACTCTATCTACA